TTAGGTGGAAAGATCTCGTTGCGTCAAAGTGAAAATTTACGCTTGCGTCTGAGAACGGCATAAGGTACCTCTCAAGTTTCCTTGGAAGGTACCCCAGTACCGCCGACTTCTATGGACAGATCAAACTGAGACCTCAAGTGTCAAGGACAACACTTCAAGAGGAAGCGGATTGCTTTGCCTCAGACAAATGCTGCCGCTGTCTGACCACTTTCCGTAGAGCTGTAAATCAACAATACCGCTCACAAGCGCAGGAGGTTGCCCCGGTTGTTCTGTTGTGCGCTGCTTGTGTTCGACCAAATCAGCCTCGTCAAAAGTTGGTCCTGCAAATACCCCTGAGGAATCTTTGAGCCTTAGGAACGCACGCGAGACATTTTTCGTGTTGGCAGAGCCGTAACCGGGTGTCTGAATCGTCACTGGAAGCGTCTTTATGTCTGACGTGTACGGCAACCCAACCTGAACAATCGAAGCGGGAGAATCCAGCGTGATTTTGCCCTTGGTAACCACCTGCTGAGGCCGAACGGCACCATCAGCCAGAATGGACACCTTCTTTCCTTCAAGCCAAGTCAGACCACTGATCTCTGTAGTTTCAGGTCCAACGTATTGTCCTGCGCAATCCACAAAGATTGCATTCTCCAAACGCTCGATCTTGCGGGTATTCATTCGCTCAATGTACCGAACAACCTGCCCGTTGATCTCTCGACGCACCACGCAATAAAGATGATCCTCGCCATCTTCAATCACAGAAGCGCACGACTCAAAAGTCCCGTCAGTTGTGTGCTGATGCCACGCACCAATGGCCTGTTCCGGGATGTATGTCAGACCCAGCAGTGAGCCATCCGTTGAAACGAACCACATGACCGGCTGCGGGCTTCGGCTCTGGGCGGAATCCACAATGTCTTTGAAGTCGAAAAGATGCGTGGAGCGCAGACTCAAATCGCCGGGGATGTAGCCGCCTTTTTCGTACTGGTAGCCAAGCTCCCAAACGTGACCGCCCTGGCTGCCGACATAGAGCACGACGTTGTTGACCACCAGAGGACGAACAGTGGAAGCCCCAACCGAAGATTGAACAACGGCGTTGACCGAGTCAGGCGTAATGGCATCATCGTTTTTGGTTGAGATCACAGCAACAGACCCGGACGTAAGCAAAAGCATTTGCCCCAGCGACACAATGTGCTCAATTCCGTCAAACTCATTTGAGGCAAGGCGCGCGTAGACCTGATCGTCATCTTTGTACGGGAGCGAATAGCTCATATCCGTTTCGCTACCAGTGCATGTCATGACAAAAGACTGCGGATCCGAAGACATACCGGCAAAGCACTTGCGCTGCTCAAAGTACCCTACTGCAGCAGGGTAGTTTCCACCTATGTCAACCACGGCTTTGAGCACAGCTCCGGAACCTGTGTCCGATACCACACTGATTGTCGGCTCCGTGTAGTTCTGGCCAGAGGATTTCACAATCACGTCCGTAATCACCCCGTCCTGCACAACCGGAACAAGCTCGGCACCGGATCCTGTTGTGTCACTAACGGACAACGTGATACCCGAGGTCTGTACCCCAATCTCATACGTGTACCGATGTGCGGTTACAAAAACCAAAACAGAAGAAGTCCAGTATGCGCGAATCGCGGGCGATACATACCGAGAGCCGGGGGTTTTAACAGTAATGGACTTGATCCTGACGGTCGTCGACGAGTAGTAATCACTGCCGCCGGAGTCACTGCTGCTATCCACTCGATTTCTGGAATAGCTCACATCAAATTCAACGGAAAGCTCTCCTCCGGATCCGGGCCCGGACAGGTCAACCAATTCGATTCGTTCAAGGGCAGCCGCTTTGATGGCCTCGGCGTCGGGATAGGCGGGGTAATTGGATGAACTGTGCGACGTTCTCTGCCAAATCGGTTCTCCGGAAGTAGCCGAGCTCGGCGTGTAATTGAGTTTTTTCAAGGTATCCGCAGATGCATCCTGCCCTTTCCCCAGGGAGCAACTTTCTCGTTTGGTCGGACGTGACGCGTTGAAGCCCGCAGAGATTTGAATGCCCCGATCGTGATACACATAACCGGAGCCACCGTTTTCAATCGTCACATCACTGATGCCACTGGCCGTCTGAAACACATCGTCAAGGCGACGGGGCGTGATGTCGGTTTTGGGATCAATGCCGTCATCAATGATGGAGAGCTCTTCTGTGTCGCCGATGTAACCGTAAAGCCCGCCCTGATTCTTGTAGACGCGATAAAAGGTTGCGTCGGGCACTGCATCCCACGAAATCTGAACCGTTGTACCGGTTGCATATAGATTGGCCGTCACACTCACAGCCTCAGACGCAGCGCCTTCTTCCGTCTTATCTGAATTCAGAGCCGAAACCTTGTACTGAAACGTGTATTTGTCTGCGTTGCTATCGCTTGCGGCTTCAGTCTTTCGCTCCGCTTTGACGTTAGTCGGAGTACCAAGCTTCAGTCCAAAATTTGGGGTTTCAATTCGCCAATCAGTCAGAGCGTAACGCTTGAGCTCCTTGGGTGGATAAGAGTTATGAACGAAAGTCAGAACGTCATTGCTCTGCACGTAATGCAGAGCAAACAGATCCTCGGCTGCCCAAGGCGTTTCAATTTCATACGGTTCACCATCTTCTCCCAGCAGCGTGGCACCAAGCGTATGAAATCGCGCGTACTTGTCGCCAAGCTCAATGACCATTGTCTGCTTGTTGTTGAAGCGGAACGGAATGAGTCGAACTGATCGGTCAGGGTACTTCGCTGCACGCACAAACGAAAAACCCGGTCGGTTCTGCACTGGCCCCTGAGGCAAAACGAGGAAGTTCAAGCATCGTGCCAGCCCGGTTTGATATTTCTGGTCATCCTGGCGACCGTACATGCTCTCTGAAATCTCGCCGCCGGCAAAACTCATTTGAATTGCCTTAGTGGAAGCCATAGAACGTTCCTCCCGTGTAGTCACCCATGAACTGAGTCCGCATGTGAATGTCACTGCGCTGTTGCATGGCGTCGCTCGTGATGGCTCTCCCAAGCTCATACTCGTATAGCTTGAGCTGATCCTGAGCCTGTGCCACGCCGGTAGCCCCCGGCATCATTGCACCGGCTAAAAATGCCGCCAATCTATGAATCAGCGCAGACTCAAAGTTGGGGCTGAAAAGCGAAGAGTTCAGCTGCGAACTCACATACTTCACCCAAATGCTAGGCTGAGCAGACACGATGCACCGCATGCCATTGACCTGCTCCATCGCATACGGGATCGGGAGATTTAAAGCCTCCTCTGAGTAGGCACCTACCAAATACAAACAGTCAGACGGCAGAACGTACGCGCGTTTGGCCGCCTCACCTACAACTTCAGCGGTGGAACATACAAGTCTTTGTCGTTTGATCGCAAAGCTAAATGGGTACGCCGTCAGCGCCTCCCTCAAAGCCATCGGATAAAAGCGCGCACAGTGGTCGGCCTGCGCGGAACCTTCGGGCGGGTCAATGCTCGAAACCGTGCCGCGATCACCGAGAAGGACAAGCGCACGGTTGCAAATATCTACAACGGTTGCCATGTTTAAATCCCTACAAAAACGGGGGCGCACGGCCCCCGAAGCACAATCCTTTCAGATTGCGAGATGAAGGATCACCTCCTTAGTTGGCTGCGTAAGCCTCAATGCCCTTGGCAGACTGAGCCGCGAGCGTGAAACCCGCTTCGACCGCACCGCCCATCGTGGTGCCGGTAGCCACAAGCTTGAGGTAGCGACCGCAACCGGGCGGAACATCGATCACCTTCTGCGTACCAACATCGTCGTTGGCAGCAAAACTGGTCGCGCCCACAGCGCTATACGTGCTGTTGTCATCAGAGGTCTGAAGTTCGATCTTCGTAGCGGCCGTGACCTTGGTCGTAACCGTGACCACAAAGGCGCCCGGGCCTTCGGCAATGCCAGCTGCGCCCAGATCGATCACATCCGAATCAACAGATGCGCCTGTCAGCGTCATCTTCACGTAAAGGTTTTCATCAAATCGCATGGCTTGTCTCCTTATTTCACTTCGGCTTCGGACGTCGAGATGGCGTCACAGATTTCGATCGGGATGCCAAAGAAGTTCGCCTGAAACTGCTCAGCGGCCTCCTTGATGCTGAGGCAATTGCCGCTCTTTTCGAGAGCAGCAAGTTCGAGCATTGTCTGAATGTCGCGCGGGACATAGATCTTGAGTCGAGAGTGATACTTCGCCTCGATCTTGTTCTTCGCTTCGATCATCGCCTTGATGAGCGCGTCTCCCGTCGTGGCCGTGCCGGAGAGGGCGATGTTGCAGACACGCGCACAACCGCGCCAGTCGTCGATCATCGTGCCGGCCTGCCACTTGTAGTGGGTGCGATAGGCTTCGTACATGGAGCCGTCTTCCTTTGTCACCGTGACCTGCCCCTTGTCGGTCTTGGAAAGTCCTGCCTTCGTTCCCTTCGGGAAGATCCCGTGGAACACAGAATGCGAGATAAAGTAGATCGAGGTGAGATTCGTGCCCGTGCCACCACAGGAGACGACGTTGCGCGAAGAGGCGGGCGGCTTAGTGCCAGTCGACAGACGGTTGTAGCGCGCGGAAATTCCCATGAAACGTTCGGGCGTTTTGTCAGTGTCGCCGTAGAAAATGGTCTTCGCCATTTCCTGCCCCATGGCCTCGATGAACGGACGCTCTTCGGAGAGACGCCATTCGGCCGTGTTGCCGTTCAGGTCCGCTAGGTCCTTGTCAACTTCGGAGTAGGCTTCGAGGTTGCCACAGGTGTCGGTCACCTGGGCGGTCGTGCTCTTCGAGGACTGCACACCGCCGTAGAGCTTACGCCATGTCACAGAGGGAAGGCCCGTTCGGATCGTGTGCAAAAAGCCGTCCGTTTTGTTGCACTCGACAAAACCGAGATCACGAAGAATCGGAAGTTCCTGGTTGAGGATTTCCGCGATCGGAGCAATCTTGCCGTCAGCATCCAGACGAGACACCAAGTCGGCAAGCGTTGCGTACTTACTTGTCTTCACTGCCATATGTCACCTTTTAGTTCATATCTGAGTTGTCATAGAAATTGGCCAAAGGATTGCGAGCGGCAGCAGGGGTTCCTCGAACCACCACATCGTCGGACACGCTTTCCTGAATTCGCTTGAAGGCTCGGATCACACCGGGATGGCAGTCAAGTCCGACCTTGACAAAGAGAGCACGGGTTTCCGGATCCACGAACTTTTTGAAGGCCTGCCCAGCGCTTCGCTTTGTGGCATCCCAATTGGCACCGCCCATTTCCTTGTCAGCTCTGCCTTGCGCCAAAAACTGCTTGCGAACCTCTCCAATTCGCTCTGCATTGCGCGCTTCAAGCACCGGCGTCATCTTGGAAGTAATGGCGCGGAACGCTTCCGGAGAAACCTTCAGCTCCTTGCAGACATCAGCAAGCTGTCCCACAACCTTGTCGTCAAGCGTTACACCTTCGGGCAATTCGATGCCCTCAGTGGAGTAATCTGCTTCCGACGCAGCACCTTCGCCGTTGTCGTCCTCGGCTCCGATGCCTTGTTCTTCCGGCTCGCTTTCAGCAGGGGTGCCTCCTGCGGGCGTTCCCTGAGTATCGTTTTGCTGCTCAGTTTGAGGTTCATTGCCCTCAGTAGCTGCGACAGTTCCGATACCGCCTTCGGCTCCGCTCTCCGCGGAGGGTGACACTTCTGTGATTGCAGCGCCTTGAGTTTCTTCTGCCACTTATTCGGCCTCCTTCATAAGCATTCCAAAAAGTTCGGCATCGGCTTTTGCCAATCTCTGAGCCAAAGCGAGACCAACGTCTCGCCGCCCGGAAAGAATGGCCATTCGCATAGGCTCGACTGAGGTAACCGACTCGTTAGTGCCCGCAATGTTTAAAACCCACCGCAACGCCTTTCGTCCGCCAGCCGAGCGCATGATCCTTGCGAATTCAGCATCAAGCAGCTCGTCTTGTTTTTTGGCTTCCTCAGCTTCTTTCTGGAGCCTTGCTTGCTCAGCAAAAATGCCTTCGTCCTCTTGGGTGAAATCTTCGTTCATGACTTTTGACTTATATGGACAAGCTCTAACCTGCGGGGATTTCTTCGCTCATTTGCTGTAACCCCTGGCTGTCGGCAGCGGCGCCAACATCCTTCATGATTGAGGCTGCGTTCTGCATCTGCTGCTGTTGCAACATGGCCTGCTGTTGTGCTTGTCGGTTCTGACGGATAAGCGCCAGACGATTGCCCGCAACAATGAGAGAAGGCGGGATCCCGTTCATGTCCGCCAATTCGTCGATCACGGCGTCTGTATCAAGCTTGTCCAAAGCACTCGGATTGAGCTGTGCGATCGCTCCGATTTGCGTCACGGTATTGACGATGCCTTGCATTGAAGCGTTCTTTTGCTGTTTGGCCAGAACGCTGATGTACTCGACATTGAGTTCTTTGCCGATGATTTCATCGGGAGGATCCGGGAGTTGATCCTGCTCAACCATGAAATTGAAGGCCGTCGACACCAAAGGATCGAGTAGCTCTGAGTGAAGGCGCTCAAGCACCGGTCCAAGCAACAGAACCTTTTCCTGCTCCAGAGCCTGGACTTCTGTTGCCGTTCGCTGATCCCCGGCCGAAGCCGCGATCATCTGGAAAACGTTCACAAAAAAGTAACGCTGAATCTCCTGCTTACGAGCCTCGATAAGCATCTGCAAAGCAGCGGGATCGCCTGATGCTTCCCAGGCGACACGCAAAGCGGCCTGTTCATTGGCATTCACGGGGATCAATCCGCCCGGACGGAATTCGTTGAGCTTGCCTTTGTAGGATGCAGGATAAGATCGCGGAGGATTGCTCTGATAATCAACGAGAGTCGCAAGCCTTGCCTGCAAACGCTGAAGGCTCTTGCTCGCTGACAAAGCTCGAGCACCTGGGCCACGGCCATAGACGGAAGAGCCGCACGTCATCCACCGCGGGCACATGACCGGGAACGAATCGAAGCCTGATTCGGACAAGATCGTCTTGTCCTGGCCGTCCTCAAAGTAGATGCTCTTAAACGGCTTGTTGAGTTTGTCGCGCTTGGTTTCGTCCCTTTCCCAACGTGGCTCAATGGCGTGAATCACGTCAAACCGCTGAAACGGGTCAGACTCGTATGCTGTCTTCACCGCCTGGGAAACCTTGTCCAGTCCCCACTGCTGAACCATCTGCTTGGCCGTCATCCGGAACTTTCGGTACATCGTATCGACGGAGCCGTAGGGATCAGCAGAAAGCCAGTATTCGCCGACTGTCAGATTCTGCAAAGACAGGACTCGATTCGGGTGAGACTGAACAATCGTGCATGACTGCCCGAAAACGGGTAGTTCCACATAGCTCTGATGCAGTGCGTTGTAGACCTCAGCCTTGGCAAACAGCATGAGCATCCGCTTTTCAACCTCACCCAGATAGTCTTTAACTGCGGGTTCGCTGTCGAGTTCCGGATCGAGAGTCGTAAGTTTTAGCCAGGGGCGAGACGGAGACGACACGCCGGTCAGAAGCCCGGCAGCCAGGATGTCCGCGCAACAAGTCGCTTCGGCGTCGTACAAGCGAGCATATCGTTTGCCGCCTTCTGTTTGCTCCTCTCCGCTAAACACCCCGAGGTCCGGAGTGATGTAATCACGAATGTCTTCCCACAATGGTTCCCATTGCGAGCGCTGATCCTTGAGCTCCTGAAATCTCCGGAACACAGATTTCGGGTCAGTTACGGGCATTAAATTCCCCCAAGGAGCTGATTGCCTTTGCCGAGTTTCGTCGGGTCAATTGGCGCGCCTGCTGTTCCTGTGAGCGACGTGCTTCCAAGCCCCTGCGAAGTATTGCCCTGAAGCAGGCCGTCAATATCCGGCTGTCGCTGATTGGCCTTGTTGCGCGCCTGATCTTCCTGCTCCTGCTGTTGGCGTTGCAGTTCAAGTTGTTGCTTGGCAAGCTCTTCCTGTTTGCGGCTGGAATCATTGCCGAAGATGTCTTCCACAGCTCCCAAAAGTCCGCCGGTGATTGCGCCAAGAATGCCTCCACCCATCTCTAAACCTCTCTGAAGTAAACGACTTGTTTGGCGAGATACGGTCTGCGAGCGAGCGCATGATCCATGCCGCTGCCTTCGTGGACTGCCCATTGAAAGAACTTTGCGCCGCGCTTCTTTGCCTCCTGTTCAGCCAAACGGAAAAGCTTCCCGCCAAGCCCGACCTTGCGGTACGCAGGTGTGCAATAGAGCGTGTCATTGGTAGCGATAAGCTCGCATGTGTGCTGATGTCGTGAGACAAAGACGGACACCAACCCCACCGGTTGGTCATCACCGTTGAAAGCCACAATGGCAAAAGACGGAGAACTTTCGAGCACTTCGTAGAGCGACTCGTCCAACCGAAGCTCAGAGCCGCAAACGCCTGTCTCTCTGAAATTGGCCTCGATCAGCTCACGACAAATGCGCGTCACCTGCAAAGGTGTTACTGTTTCGTATCTCATGCCGGCGATGGTCGCACGGCAGAGTTGACCTATATGGACAGAAAGGAAATAAGGCAAATGTCTTCAATACTTGACAAAGCCACAACTCCGGCTCGTCGCGTTGCCATTATTTTGGCGATAGCGTCCACATTCATCTTTGTAGCGTCTTGGGTTGTTCTTGGTTTGATCCAGCTTGTAGAGGGTAGAGAGATGGACTTGATTGAGTTTCTAACTTTCCCCATCATTGTTCACAAGGCGTTTTTTGATTGGCTCAGATGGGGTTCCAATTGGGATGAGTGGTATATCCCGTTGCTATTTGTCTGTTTTTGGATCTCGGTTTTGGGGTGGCCGTTTGCTCTTGGAAAAATTTCCCCGAAATGGGAAAGATTCGTTGCTTGGATCAAAACGGGAAAATAAGTACAGTAAACCCCGCCGAAGCGGGGTTGCGTGGGATCAATTACTTATCGTTACGTGCTTCCCAGTGCTTGTAGCACTCAAGCGCCGTCACTGGGAGCCCGACCTCAAGATTTTTCTCCATCCTCCTTAGCAGGATTCCTAGCAATCCACGGGAATTTCTGCAACAGCTCATGAATGGGGCTTCCTGCCGTTTGTTTATCAACATGTCTCAGTGGTTGCTCATCAAGTCTGTCAAGAATCGTAGTAAGTAGCCGTACCCTTAATTCATTATTGATTTCATCTTCCTGCGCAAAAGCTTCAATTTCTTTTCTGAAGCCCTCAAACGAGGCTGCGGTAGCTGCCTTGAATGCATAGTCCTCACTTAATCTGAAGTTGTAGCCAACCTGTTTTGTCGCTAACCAAGCAATCCAAACAGGGGCGGCTATAGCTGTAACAGAAAGTAGACAATTTATCAAAAGATAGAAATCAGACACCGGTTCCTTTGATGACAACAGAGCAAGCATTGAATCAAATCTGAAATAAGCAATCGCTGCGGCAATCACCAAAGAGATAATCAATACAATCACCCAATTGGTCTGACTATTCTTTAGTGCTTGTTTTTGAGCTTCAAAATCCTTGGCAAGGCCTGCACTCGTTGCTGATGTCAGCGCTTTTTGAGCATCATCAAGAATTTTGGCTATTGTGGCCAAATGGCGATCCACGGTTTCTTTTTGCTTCTGGCACTCCTCTCTAATTGTCGAAATTGCTACTCGATCATCTTCGGAAATTTTGCGATCACTTTGAATCTTTTTTGCATCTTCATCAGTTTGGGCTAACAACTGATCTAATTCAGATTTCTGACTTGCGAGATTTTCTTCAAATTCAGTTAATTCATTCTGGATCAAATCCGAAGTTTCTCCAGTTTTTTTCTGAATCTGCGTCGTTAATTTATTAGATTCCTCTTCGACAATTGAGGTTATCTCCTGACTCTTTTGAGCAATCAGATCATCAAAATCGGTTTTGACCTTATCAACTGCATTCACACATTCCTGGTGTTTTGTCTCGATATTTTTCCTTAATTGCTCAATGTTCTCCAACCATTCGTTAACCTAGTCAATCGATCCGTGTTCTTTTTCGAAAGTTTCAATTAAAGCCTCAAGCTTCTCAAGCTTGACTTCGGCATTATTGAACCGACTCCGAAGTCTGACTATTTCGGCTTGAGTAGGGGCCTTTTCTTGCTGCTGGTTGTCTGACTCAGTCATGGCTACCTTCTCTTATCAGAATTGATGTACAACCCGAAAACAATACCAGCAAGGAAGGCAACGATGGAAATAAGAGTGGTAACTTCGAAGTGAGTAATCATGATGTGCTCCTACAAAACTGTTGGATGAGCGTCCTTTAACGTCTCCACTGTTCATCGAACACCTTGTCGGCGTCATACTCGCGAGAAACATCGCCACAGAGCTGGCGCTCAAAGCGAGAACTCAAAGGCAGTCTCACGGGAGCCGCAAAGGTAAGTGCCAGGGCATCTGCCAAGTCCGGCGAACGGCCGATTCGTTCCTTGACCTTTTCCTTCGGCTCGAGATACTTCTTGCCAGCCGGAGTGAAACCGTAGGTCGGTGCGCACAAGTCGGCTTGAAGTTGCGTCATAGGTGGAATGGCGCCGCCAGCCTTGAGCCACTTGCCAAGCTCCCACCACATTTCCATTCTGCGGTTCAGGTGCTGAGCATCGATCGCCGCACCCCCGAATGGCACTTCGGTCACGTTCATTCCCAACAGATGCAGGCGATCGATCACGCCTTGACCGGCACCCGAGTCAATAAAAACTGCCTCCGGTTTGAATGCGGCAATTTCGATTGCTACTCGATCAGCGACCGCCGTCGAGTCAAACTTGCGGATGATGATTGGTTCAAACGCAACGAGGCCCTGACGCTTGAATATGACCGAGGAGTCGTCGCCAAAACGAGCAACGTCCACACCCATAACGCGCGGCGCAAAGCCGTAGTCCTTTTCGTCGTAGTGACGCGCTGCTGCGGCTCTCACATCATCGATGCTGATCAAAGCGTTGTCCGCCGCCGCATTGAAGTCACACATGAACTCCTGGCGGAACTCGTTCTCGCTCATTTCGTTTTTAAGCGAAGCAAGTTCCTTCTCCGGGATGACCTTGGTCTGCTCGATGGAGTAGAGCATCGCAATCCAGTCGGCGTCGCCTTTGCTCATCAGCTCCAGAGCCTTGTCGTATGTTTGCGAGAAAAGATTCACACCTTTAGGCGTGCCGATGAACACCGCCCAACCATTGCGGTCAGCGAGAGCCGGGCGGATGATTTCGCCCCAGACTTCGGGCTTCATCTGGGCGACTTCGTCCATCACAACGCCATCAAAGTAAAGACCTCGAAGCGCATCGGGATTGTCTGCACCAAAGATACGGATAACCGCTGCGTTAGGAAGCGTGATCGAGAGTTCTCCTTCGTTAACCTTCAGCATCGGAATCGGAGACGTGTAGTGCTTGAGGTACGCCCAAGCGATGGCCTTGGCCTGGATGCGGAAGGGCGCGATATAGGCGTAGAAGCCTCGCTCCTTTTGATCCGTGATAGCGCGCTTAATCAGGTGATTGACGGCCAACACGGTCTTGCCCATGCGTCGATGTGCGACTAGAACCGAAAAGCGGTGAGCCTCCAGTTGCCCATGGATTTCTGTCTGCGGATAACGCGGCGTGTACGGGATAACAACCTGCTGCATCAGGGCTTCTCCTACTTACCCCAAGAGAACGACAAGCCGCCGGCGAGCTCACGCTTGTTGTCAGCTTCGAAAAGGTTGACGTGCTTGGCCAACATTTCTGCGGCCTTGTTTGCAGCTGCTGCATCGACTTGCTTCATGACAGGCTTGCCATCTTCTCCGATGATTGGCTCGCCTTCAAAGTCGAGCTTCGGGTATGCCTTGGAGTTAATTTCGTACTGGCGTCGAATAATGGCGACAACATAATCTTTGGTGACTTGCGTGCGTTCGCTTCGTTCTGCCTTTGCCTTTGAAATCGCGTCTTGAACACAAGTTTTCCCAAGCAGTTCTGGTCCAATTCGATCTGCAGTTTTCTCGCTATAGCCTGAACGAATCGCCGCCTGAGTCGCATTCAGGTCAATCAGGTATTCATCTACGAATCGTTTCTGTTTGTCTGTCAGCCCGCTCTTTCTCATCCTTTCACCTTTCTAAACCCTGCCGGCAACTTGCTACGAATCAGCCCTGAACAGATTGCCCACACCGTAGAACTCGGCATTTCCATGATCTTTGCAATTTCACGAATCGGTCGCCCTTCAGATCTAAGCATCAAGACCTGATCAACCTCATGGTTTGTCCAACGAGCAAAAGGGCTGTCTTCGCCAATTCGAACTCCTTTGTCACTAATCGCCACCACCGTTTGCTGCACCTCGGAAGTCAGCCTTTTATCCATCGTTTCACCATCTTGAAATCAGCGACCGACTGGTTACGCCTCGACCCATCGAGATAACCACGCACGGTCCTGATTGGCATATCCAACATTTGAGATATCTGCCGCAAGGTATAGCCTTCAGCACGCAGCTCACGCGCATGATCGACATCCAGATCAAGGTACTTCGCGCCGGCGTGGTCTTCCCCGATTGCTCGGCCATTGTCATTGACCGCCACCTTCATCTTTACGGTCGAGTAGCCCAAACTGAGCCGCTCGGTCACGCTCTGGTGCCGTCTCTTCGAAGCGGAAGAACCGGGGATATACAAACCTAACTTTTTGAGCTGCAACTTCGAGACACTTCGCCCTTGCAAGACTTCCAACAGGGAGAGTTCTTGCTCGCTCGGCAGCTCGAACAAGGACAGTTGCTGCGTCATCTGGCAGAAGCGTTGAGACCCAGTCTTTTCGGTCGAAGACATCGCGCTCATCCTTCATTTGAATCCTCCCAATCGATGATTACCTGGAGCTTCCCCGGGCTTTTCGCTTTGTTCCACACTTGCTCACGAAAGTGAAAAAAGTGGTCATTGACCTTGACCGCTTCGGCAATGCCGTCAAAGATAGCCTTGCAGTTGGCGATCATGTTGTCCTCGTCACGATGCCGATTGATTGGCGGAGTCAGCACCAATTGGAGGTTCAGGAGGCCATCGCCCTTTGGCTCGATGCCTTCAAGCCCTGCCTCCCTTAAACGGTTCTTCGTGATGATTCTTGTCGCCAGTCTCGTTTCCTTGAAAACTCTGGCTTTGAGTAAAACGTGAGGCCGAGCGTTTGGCGAAAGCACTCTGGGCGGCCAGGGCAAATCAATGCTGATGGACTGCTTCATTTGTGCCGTGCCTCCTTCTTTGCCCAACGGATATCTCTTATCGCATCGAGCCAGCCAAGTTGAAACCGCGCCCACAGCGCAGGCTGCCGTTTGTAGCTTGGTCTGTACTGGCTAAGCTGCTCGCCTCGAATGGCTGCTCTTCTGCCCTCGTCGTATGCGTCTTTGTCTCTATCGATCCCCCTCATGCGTTTCCTCTTTGTTGTTCGTTGCTCTTCACTTGCTTGAAAATCCATGTCCGCGCCTGCATGACGGCATCCCACTTGTCGATTTGCTCGACAAGCTCACGGAATGTTTTCGTGAGCAACTGGAGCTGATACCACATCAGTCCCAGCACGACTGACTGCGCTAAGAAGGCCAGTGCCAAAAAATCTGTGTCTTCCATGTCTGCACCTACTTCTTGAGCAAAGCGACCATGGCCGTGAGCCATGCGCCGAACCAGAACCACGCCCAGCTAAATCCCGTCATTTCTTCTCCTTGTTTGGCCCCCCGTGAGATGATTGCGGTGTGTTCCCCAACACGACCAACAACCAAATCACGGAGGATTTTTTATGTCCGTAGCCGACGATCTGATCTTTGCCATCGAAAACAGACGTGTTGTCACATTCACCTACGACGGGCATCACCGTGTCGTAGAACCTTTCCTGCTTGGGGTGACGACTGCAGGCAAGCCCGCACTACGCGGCTTCCAAACAGCAGGTACAAGCAAAAGCGGCAAAGTGCCCGACTGGCACTTGTTTTCGCTGTTGAAGATAGCCGCCATAGAGGTGACGCCAACCTGTTTCGAAGGCGTAAGGCCGTTTTACAACCCAGCTGACAAAGCCATGTTGCGAATCGACGCTCATGTTTAGCCAGCGTTCCGCAGTCGCACGGGCCGGCGGGCATTGACGGCCCGTTGTAAACAGCGCAGTCAGAATCGTGTTGAATTGCCTTCATCGCGCCTCCTCCACCGGCCGAATGTGCGCCGCATCCATCATCGCCAGCGCCTCCTGTCCACCCGGCAATGTCGCCGATTCCACGATCCCGACCAAGATTCGATCGACGGATTCGCGCAAGCCGTGAGTCAGGTGTGCCGTCTCGCCTATGTCCGGAAGCTTTCCGTCGGCTGCCCGAACAGTGATTTGCTCCAGGTCTGCCAAAATTCGCTTAGCGTCCTCGATAGCCTGAAAGGCCTGTTCGGTTTTTTGATTTCTGTTTCTTACAAAGGTTGCGTATGTCATTGCTCGATTTTCCCTTCGCCAAAAAATTTGACATCAGTTGTCCACACTGCGGTGCTCCAAATTCGTTATCCGCTCTTCCTGTCGTTGAATCTCTAACTCCCAGTTCTGCCGCGTTCGTTGATAAGTACCCTTTCCAGGGGGCCCAACTTGGGAAAACAACAACCAATCAGGCTTTTAGTTTTTTTAGTTCTTGCGAGTACTACGTTGCGGTATGTCGTGGGTGCAAAAGAATTGCTCTGTTTGAGAAAGACAAACTTGTTTTCCCTACAGGAAGCGGAATCCCCGCTGCCGAGTGCATGCCTCAAGAGGCCAAAGAGGTCTTCGAAGAGGCGCAAAGCATCATCAATCTGTCCCCGCGAGCAGCGTGCGCAATGCTGAGAATCTGTGTTGAACGCATGGTCAATGCATCTGGCGCAAAAGGCGGTAATCTCGACGAAAAAATCAATTCTCTTGGCCTTCCTGCGACAATGGCTAGGCTGGCTCACGCCTGCCGACTTGTTGGAAACGATGCCGTTCACAACTCCGTCATTGACTTTTCCGTAGGCAGCGATGAAGCTCTGGCCGTGTCTGGTGCGCTGTCTAGATTCGCAAACCGCCTTGCTGAAGAGCTTTTCGGTATGGCCGCAGAGGCCGATGAGTGGACCGCCAAGATCGAAGCAACAAGGCCTAAGAAGAAGAAGTAACCTCATGCGGCTTCTCCTATTGGCCGAATGTGCGCGGCATCCATCATCGACAGCGCTTCCTTTTCGGCCTGCGCCAGAAAGACGACTTCCTCGAATCGCTAAAGCCGCACGATCATGTCGGCCTTGTTTTCGGCCATCCATCGAAGAGAATCGACGATTCCCATCTTTGCGGACTCGATTGCGTGCATGTGGTCTTCGAGTGAAAGACGCAACAGACGGTGCCCGTCGTCAATCGCCGAGAACTTCTCAAAGATTTCAGTCGTAGTCATGTCCACCCCACGGAGTAATGCGGTTTGAATCAACGCAGAAAGCCGTTGCCTTACGGTTGAACCACAGCCCTAAGCTTCCTTCCCAATCGCCGTTACGCTGTTTGCACACCCGGATAAATGTGTCGGGGCTGTCGGCGTCCTCAACAGGCGTGAGGATGTTTTCCTGACGGCGCTTTTCCTTGTCGCGATTGCGCTGCACGATCACCTGGTTATCGACCTGATCCCCAATTGCGCCCGATCCTTTGAAATCGAATTTGCCAAGTTCGTCGGACTCGGTCTTACCCTTTCTGACGTGGTGGATCAGGTGAACGTGGACATTCATGCGATGGGCCAAGTCGCAGATCATCTGCACCGTATTCTTTTGAGCATTGAAATCGTCTTCGCCCGCAACGACCTTGGCGAGGTTATCGATCAGCAGGTGCTTGCACTTGTATTGCGTGGAAGCCACAACACCGGCACCGAGCACGGCGCGCGGGTCAAAGGCGCCTACATGGTCAAGGATAAAGAGCTTATGGCGGTACTGCGCGTAAAAGCGACGGACCTCATTCACGTCCTTGGTCTTTCCGCCAAGCCACTGGCGGATCATGCGCGCCCAGGTGAACTTCGGGAGCATTTCAAAGGACATGATGGCTACACGCTCTCCCGCATCCGCCAGCTGCATTGCGAGCTGCCCTGTAAGCAGGCTCTTTCCGTGTCCGTTGATGCCACCCCAAAGCGTCACTTCGCCTTCGCGAAAGTACAGGTTCGGAGCGAATGGGCACTGCACGCCGGACTGCAATCCCTCGAAGATGCACATCGTTTCGTCTTCGTACTCGTCGGCTGTACGAAAGATGAAATTCGTGGGTAGCGTCTCCCACTCGTCTATGAGCGCTTGCTCGTCGTAGGGCATTTCATTCATGCTGCTGCCTCTTTGAAAAAGTCTCTGTGGCCTTGCGTCTTCGGATTGAAAACCTGCAGGCCGTCTGTGAAATCGGTAAAGATCAACCGGGGCTGGTTCTCGAACTTCTGAAGTTCCTCAAAGATCACGTTCGCTCTCCGGCGTCTTGCCTCGTCGCAATCGATCCAAACGTTTCGGTTTTTGCAGAACTCGAGATTTTCTCTCTGCAGCACGTCGTTGTTTTCGATCACCACCGTCAGACACTCACCCGCCAGTGGATAGTCCAGCTCGTGCTGGTGGGCCTTCGGGTTCTCTGGGACGACAAACCGCACGGAACTGAAACCGCCAAACGAGTTGAGCTTGTCGATCAGCTTCTTATCCGGGAGCATGTCGCACCTCCTCCCAGACTTGACCAACGAGGTCTTCAAAGATTCCCGGCTGATCGTCTTCCTCGGCCTGCTGTTGAGCACGTATCGCCTCTGCGCGTCTTCTGGCTTTGGCTTCAGGTGTGAGTTCAAGCGGAGGCAACTTTGTCTGTTGGCTGTCCTTGAGCACCCAAGAGAGTTCAAACCCTTGCCAAGCCCTTGCAACCTGTTCGCGCATGATTGCCTCCAGGTTCCATTCGGGATGACCAAGTCTTCGGGCTTCATCGGCCTTCTTCTTCAACCCGTCAATGACCGACTGGCTGATGACTGCTCTCTTGGCTTTTCGATTGGCTTTCCAGTCCGCAATGGCAGACTCACTTACGCCATAAAAGTTCAGATCGGTTTTCGAAGAAGGAGACGACTTGCGCGCATCGCGCGTTATATTCTTTTCCTTCTCCTTTTCCTTCTCCTTTTCCTTCTCCTTGTATGGCATACCGTATGCCATACCGTTTGCGTAACGGTTTCCGATACTGTCTTCGAATGCTTTTGCAAAACTCTCACCTCGCGCTAAACAGTGATTCCGCGCGGCTTCCAGCACGCTTTCAAGGAGCGAGCATTCGGGTAGAAGATCGAGAGCTGACGCCCAAGAAATGACAACTTTCGGATTGTCTGGGCCGTTGTACTTCAGATAGTTTTTGACCCAGAAAAGACCCCTATCGTCATACTCGACCATACCCTGTTGAGACAGTTCCTCATACCGTATGGCATACCGTTTCGGATCAAGGCCAAGTTCCTCCGCCACAGCTGATGCTCGGATAGGTAATGCCCCGAGGATTGTCATCGCTGGAGACGTGAGCAGGTATAGGAACAGAAGTTTGGCTTCGCTTGAAAGCCCCGCAAACTTCGCGTCGTTCCAGATACGTGGATCAATCTTTCTGAATCGTGCCATTGCTCGGCCTCATTGCTTCCCAAAAATCGGATTTAGCTTTTCGCGCGGGATGCCGAGAAGCCCCGAAACGCGATTGACTCGTTCCGGAGGGATGACTCCTTTTTTGCGCCAGAGCGAAACCGCCTGCTGAGAGACGCCGCACAGGTTGGCCAACGCATACGCTTTGCCGTTGAGCTGCTGAATGGCAAGCTCGACGCCGGACATTGAATTTAAGTCCTTTTCAAGTTTCATTCAACTTCCCCTCGTTAGAAACTGAAGGAAACTTTACTGTAACTTGAATAAAATATCAAGGTGCGCTTGATATGAAAATCTCAACTTCTCCTTGTATCCTGCAACGTAAGGAGAATCAATATGTCTTTCGCTAAACGTTTTGAAGAGGCCAGAGAGCGTGCCGGGTTATCCGTTGCGTCCTTGTCCAAGCGCCTTGGAGTCAGTCCGCAGTCGGTCTATTTGTGGCAGCAGGGATCAGTCCCCAAAGCGGCCAGACTTCGGGAGCTGGCTGATCTGCTCGGGGTTTCTCTGCAGTGGCTTGTGTACGGAAACGAAGAGCCGCACTCCGTGATGGATTATCAAAACGGCGTCGTTGTTGTTCCGCAACTAAACATTGAACCCAGTGCAGGCTTTGGCGGTTTCGTTAACAGTGAAAGCGACTGTGTAGTGAAAATGATCGGCCTTTCGACGGAGTGGCTAAATCAAACCCTTCCCGGAGTCAACAGACAATCGCTTGTCGTTCATTCAGTATCCGGCGATTCGATGCAGCCCACGCTCAAAGATCATGATTTCGTCTTGCTTGACACCTCAGTCGAACAGGCGACGAGAGACGGTCTTTATATCGTCGGCTTTGATGGCCTGCTTTTCGCAAAGCGCATCCAGGTCTTGCCCGGTCGGAAACTCTCACTCATCAGTGACAACGACGCCTACAAGCCCATCACGATAGATCTCACCGATGAGTCTTTCTCGTTCCGTGTGATTGGCAGGATTGTCTATTCATGGACTGGCGAGAAGCGATAAGAACAAAAAGGGAACAAAATGAAAACCAACATCTTGGTTGTGGCGATTGCGCTTATCGTCACAAACACAATGTCTTCAGAGGCATTCGCTGCCAGAGAAGAACTGAGCGATGGAAGCTACGTGGATGAGTATGGAGACATTCACGACAACAAATTCGAAAACGAAGACATTTTCGCACCCTGGAATGACCCCCTGTTAAAGGACGACATAATGGCCCCATGGAATGATCCTTTACAACAGGATGACATATTCGCGCCATGGAACGATCCTTTGGCAGGCCCAAGGGAGACAAACCAGTACCTTAGAGAGTCTGGGGAACGCGACTCCGAATACTATTGGAAGTAACATCACGTTAGAAACCATACTAACCGCCCTCCGGGGCGGTTTTTTGTACCTAAAACTTTGACATAAATCAAGTATTGATTGAGTTTTTAAAGTTTTTTTGCTCAAGTGATACTTGATTTTCATTCAAGTCTGACTTAAAGTTCTCTTTACCAATTTTCAAGATTCGCTTGATAAAGAGAACCTCATGACCACCACAAAGCATGAAGAGCTATCCCGGAGCATCTGTGAAGCCACGGTAGAAGTCGAGAAGGCAAGAGATGCCAAGCGTTACTGGGCCAGAAACGGCATGCGGGTGGCTCGAGCCATCAGTTCGTCACTCGACGATATCAACGATGGCATCGAGTGCGCAACCGACAAGGATCGAATCGAAGAGCTTCGCAGCGATCTAACTATGTGCATCGAGAAACTCTTCGAGTGGCAAGAAACGATGGTTAAGCGTCAAGCAGCTTTAGAGGATCTTCGCCGCGCTCAATCTGCTGAACCATCGGACGAATGACAAGCTCAAGTTCCTGAAGTTGACGAAGGTTTTTGGCGATGACCCTTCTTTCCGGAACGTAATAAAGATCGCCTCCCTCAGCGGTTTTGTACTCAGGCTCAACTTTCTCCAGCGGTACAGACCCGCTACAGACAAGCGCCAAGAAATAGAGCTCGAACTTAGAAAGAGTTTCTTTTTCAGACATACAGGTTTCCTCCAAAGGATGGTTAGAGAAAGTCGGTTTTCGTCTACTTCCGACCCTCTAATCATCCCACGGAGGCCAGGACAAAGGAATAAGCAAATGCTCACGCCCACCATCGACACCTTCGGCCTCGCACAGTCCGCCAGGGACATGAGGTCTGCTGCTGAGATCCAGGCCAAGTTCCGCAACGATGTCGACGAGCTGATCTACAAGAGCCTCGAAAGCGCCAAGGGTCGCGCCCGGATCATACTCGCCGACTACTTCGCGGACTTCCTGGAAGACGCCTTCGGAGCCTACGACGACGCCGACACGATTCGAAGCGAAGAGCGCGTTGTCGTCCGGGATGCTCAGACCGACGAGGAAGAAGAGGAGGCGGTTCGCCGTCATCCGTGGTAAGGAGAAGAACAAATGACAAATCCCAGCCTCCTCCGAGGTTCCGGCGGCCGAATGATCGCCAAAGGCATCCTCTGCCAGCTCTATTGCCGACAGACCAAAACCATCGACATCAGCGTCACGAACCTCGACGGCCTCAAGGTCTGGCTCATGGACATCCCGTTTGCGGACTTCTGCATCGGCATCCAAAACCTCAAGGCCAACACCGAGTGCTCAATCAACACGGTCATGTGCAAGTTCGTTGCCGAGTGGTCAGTCACAGACTGCGGCCTCGTGCTCGCCTACAAGGGCGGAGAGATTAGCTTGTCTTCTGGGCGTGCCGGGGCTCTGGCCTTGGTCGAGTACGCCGAGGGATTCATCGCTGAAGTGAAAGAGCAGCTCCATGAAGAAGCCTGAAGAAAGTTTCGCGCTGCTGTTCGCAGTGTTCGGCGGCTTCCTCCTTTTGATCCTGTTCGGAATCGGAGGAATGCCCGGCTACTGAAACAGCACAGAAGGCGCGCCCTTCTGTCTGCCGCTCCGTATCGAGTTATCTCCTGCTCGATCCGTAAGACCTTGAACCTCGGGGCGGCAGACAAAAGGACGCAACTCAATAAAAGAGACGACGAGGTGGTGGAAGTCCACCGGACGCTATGAAGCAGTGTGGCAACTGTGGAGCCGAGCGCGGCACGGGTCCGTAGTCAACCGAGACACCGTTAGCGGGGGTGCAGCCGCCCCGTCAGGCCAAGGCCTTTTCGAAAGAGAAGGCCCACGTGAGGCCGCTTCAATTCTGTAGAAATCTACGGAATTACGCATGTGTGCATTTTTTGCACATGTGCTCCAGAGCGGGCTGACGTGGATTGTGCTTTGCGTGCATCGTTACTCGAGCGTATCCTTCCATTTGGTTGCGGGCACATTGCACATAGTTTTTACCCCAATTTTTTATGGCGTTACATTTCCAACCAAGCTTTGGTCAGATTCTTATTTGCGACTTTCCTAAAGAATTCGCCCCTCCAGAAATGGTCAAAAGAAGGCCTGTCGTTTGTATTTCCCCCAAATTCAGAAACAGGTATGGCATCGCTTCGGTTGTTCCGTTGAGCACGACACAACCAGCGCACCCTGCAGGGTTCAATGTAGAGGTGCTGTTAGATCAACCTATTGGGCCGGAGTACCCTGAGCTGCGTTGTTGGGCAAAATGCGATATGTTGTACACACTCAGTTATTCGAGGTTGAATGCCCCGCGGATAGGGAAATGCCAAGGGAAACGGCAGTACAACTTTATGGTCCTCCCTCCGGGAACCATGTGTGAAATTCTCACCGGCGTGCTTTCCGGGATGGGGATAGAGGGATCGATTAAATACGAAAACGACACTTACAAAGTTTTCAACCTCCCGCTTGAACTGGATTCTTGCCCGTGGTAAATTTCACTCGGCACAGCATGGGTCGCACCATGCTTGTATTAAGTCCTGGCTTTTAGGAGCAGGCCTCTGCGGAGTCGAGATTGCAATCGCCCGCAGCGACATTTCAGCCCCGTTGACGAAAGTCTCCGGGGCTTTGCTTTATCTGCAAAAATCCATCAGCCGCCTACGGGCGGCTTTTTCGTACCTGTTCTAGTTGGGGTACAAAACGTACCCGCCCTCACCTCAAGCCTCGCACCCGCGGGGCTTTTTCTTTTTTCGGAGCCGACATGAAAGAGGCTTACTTTGACCCAGCTCTGCAGAAACACAAAGAACGCCAGGCGCTGGTCCACAAATGGCAGGCGCGCCGGGCGCTCTTCAAAAAGTACCGCGTGCTAATCGCCAGCAGCGCAGTCTCCGTCTCAATGGTCGCTGCGCTTTTCTTTTGGAAGATTTATCCGCTCATATAGGAACTGAAAAGATGACATCAGCAGAACGTCTTGAATGGCTAAAGAATCGTCAGACCGGCATCGGCGGCAGCGACGTGGCTGCCATCTTGGGACTTAATCGCTACAAGTCTCCGCTTGACGTCTACAACTCCAAAGTCGAAGAGACTGTCGATGACGGGGAAAGTCAGGCGGCTTACTGGGGAACTCAGCTCGAAGACATCGTTGCAAAAGAGTTCCAGAAGCGCACCGGCATGAAAGTGCAAAAGGTCAATCAGCAACTTTCAAAGCACGGATGGATGCACGCCAACATCGACCGCGCGGTCGTGAATCCTGCTATTTCCGGAAACGTCAGAGTTCAGCCGGATGACAAGCAACAGGAAACCGGACGAATGCTCACCACGGACGCGATCCTCGAATGCAAGACCGCGTCAAGCTTTATCGCTGACCAGTGGGGAGCCAGTCAGGAAGCTGAAATCGTTTCCGGAAAGATTGTTACCGGACACAAGATTCCGATCTACTACGAGACACAAGTTCAGTGGTACATGGGAGTGACAGGATCCAGCCGCTGTTATGTCGCAGTTCTGCTCGGCGGTCAGGATTTCCGCATCTACTGCGTGGAACGCGACGACGACGTGATCGAGGCACTGCAGGAACGTTGCAGTGAGTTCTGGTTCAAACATGTCCTGCCTCACACTCCTCCCGCCCCGGCCACCAAAGAAGAAGTCGAGAAGTTGTTCGCGAAAGACGACGGCGACATGGTCGAGGCAAGCAACGAGATTGCCGCCGACATCGGCGAGCTTCGCAATCTGGACGAGCAAATCAAAAACCTACAAAGCGAACAAAAGGTGATCAAGGACCGCGTCTGTGCTGCACTAGGCAAAAAGAGCGGATTCACGATCGCCGGAGAAAAAGCTTGCACGTACAAAGCTCAGCAGAGCACCCGCTTCGACTCAACACGATTCAAGAAAGAACAGCCGGCCGTCTACGCGACCTACTCCAAGACAACCGAAAGCCGCGTCTTCAGACTCAGCGCTTAAACAAATTTGGAGAACACCATGAGCACAACAGACCAACTCAAACGCACAGTTGCTCCGACCAAAGCAAGAAACGCAGAAGTTTCTGCCAACAAACCTAGAAAGCTGTTTGACATCCTGTGCGATCAAAAGTTTCAGTCGCAGATGAGAATGGCACTGCCAAAGACACTGACTGCAGAACGCCTTACCAGAATTGTCATGACCGAATGCCGAAAAACACCGGAACTCGCAAATTGCAGTCAAGACAGCTTTTTTGGTGCAATTTTGCAATGCGCACAATTAGGACTTGAACCGGGCGGCGCACTTGGGCACTGCTACCTGCTGCCATACGGCAAGACATGTCAGCTAATCATTGGTTATCGAGGCATGATCGATCTCGCTCGCCGTTCTGGTCAAATCGTTTCGATCAATGCCTACGTTGTGAATGATAAGGATGACTTTGAGTACGAGTTGGGCTTACATCCTGACATCAAGCACCGCCCCTCGCCTCTTGCTGATCGTGGCCCCGTAACATACGTTTACGCTGTGGCAGTGCTAAAAGGCGGTGGGGTGCAATTCGAAGTGATGAGCCGCGCAGAAGTCGAAGCTGTTCGCAAACAAAGCAAGGCCGGCAAGTCAGGTCCTTGGGTGACGCACTGGGACGAAATGGCTCGCAAGACAGTCGTGCGCAAGCTCTTCAAATACTTGCCAGTGAGTATCGAAGCCGTGCGAGCCGTCGAGATCGACGAGAAGTCTGATCGTGGCGAAGCCGTTACCGAAACCGATTTCATCGACACCGAGTTCGTGGACAAGGGGCAGGAACTCGATCCCGTCACATCGGTTGAAGAACCGGCTGAACCCGAAACCCCTCAGTCCGAACCTGCCGCGTCACAGACGGGCGCACCTGATGAGGCTTGGGTGAAGGCCTACGCACAATGAACCAACTAAGGAGCGGCCGCAGCAATGCGGCCTAACCCGAGGGCTTGGAAACAAG